CACCATCCGGCCCAACTTCAACTACAGGAACAAGTACTGGTGGTGTTGCTGATTCATCATCATCAACAACTAGTACTGGACTATCTTCTGCTGCAATAATAAAAAATTATACTTTACGGTATTTTAAAAAACCAGCAAATGTAATACCAGTACTCGATTCTAATAACGATCCAGTTAGTTTTGTAGAAGTATATGGTATGTCACCCGATCAAGATGCGATGCAACCACAACAATTACAAAATGCATTAAATGCATGTACAAGATATTCAAATTGCTGGGGTATCACTATTGAAAATATGGAATATGGTATTCCTATTCCATCATCATATCCATCCTATACATTTAAATTAATCCAAAGACCAACTTCTGGAATTTCTACAAATGAATATTTACTATGCAATAAAGCACATTATACATATCTTAAAGAAGATAATGTACGTTCACCTCCACCACCGGAATGTGATTTTAATCCACCAGTAGTACAATCTTCAAATAATACTGATGCACCTACAAAATTACCTAGTTTGTGGAATAAAAAAACTCCTGTACCAGTTAATACTAATAAAAGTATATGGAGTAATCCTTTATTATGGATTGTTATATTTAGTATATTATTTATTGTAGGTGTAGGTATATATTATGTAGTAACCAAAAAACCTGTTGATTATTCAGCTGCAATTAAACAGTTAAAAAAAATAAAACGTAGAGATTAATATATGTAAAAAATTGATTAAAATATTATATAATAATTAATAACTAATTATTATAAGTATTACTAAATATTACTATGAAATTAATTATAGTAGAGTCACCAGGTAAAATCAAAAAAATAAATTCTATTTTAAAAGAAAACTATTTGATTAAAGCATCTGTTGGTCATATTCGCGATCTCGGTAAAAAAGGATTGTCTTACAATGAAACAACCTTTGAACCAGAATATGAAATTCTATCCGATAAAACAGAAGTTGTACAAAATTTAAAAGATGCTGTAAAAAAATCAAATGTAATTTACTTAGCTTCAGATCCTGATCGTGAAGGTGAAGCAATTTCTCAAGGATTGAAAGATATCTTAAAATTAACTACGTATCATAGAATAACATTTAACTCTATTACTGCATCTGCTATTAAACAAGCAATTGAAACACCTCGATTAATTGATGAACCTCTTGTAGAAGCCCAAGAAACACGTAGAATATTAGACCGTATGATTGGTTATAAAATTTCACCATTATTGATGAAAAAATATGGAATGGGTGCATTAAGTGCTGGTCGTGTTCAATCTGTAGTAGTTAGAATATTAGTTGATCTAGAAAATACAATTCAAAATTTTGTTCCAGAAGCTGAATTTAATGGTCATGCAGATACTACTATTAATTCTAAAAAAATAAACTTATCAATGTATTATAAAAATAAATTATTTCGAGGTAGTGAAGAAGATGCAAAAAAGATACTAGGAAAATTAAAAAATAGTAAATATAGTTTAAGTGAATTAAATGAAAAAACAAGAGAGCAAAATCCTCCACCACCATTTATTACTAGTACCCTTCAACAAGAAGCTAGTAATAAATTAAAGTATGATTTGCAACGCACTATGAAAACTGCACAATCATTGTATGAAGCAGGTAAAATTACATACATGCGTACTGATTCACCTTCTATTTCGAAAGAAGCAATCCAGCCAATTCAAGATGAAATTACAAAAAAATATGGCGAAACATTGTATAAATATCGTGAATACAAATCTAAAAATGCAAGTGCACAAGAAGCTCACGAATGTATAAGACCTACTCACATTGAACATGATACTGATGATAATAGTTTATATATGATGATTTGGAAAAGAACAATGGCTTCGTTAATGCAACCTGCAAAATATCAAGTATTTCAAATTACTGTTACTACAGATGATCCTAATATTACATTTAAAGGTGAAGTAGAACGATTATCTAGCCCTGGATTTTTATTGGTATACAATCAAGTAGTTGATGATGAAATTAGTCTGGAAAGTTCTAGCAAAAATTTAAAATTAAATAATATTAGAACTGAAGAAAAAATATCATCTCCGCCATCTAGATATGGTGAAGCGTCTCTAGTCAAAGATTTAGAAAAATTAGAAATTGGTCGACCATCGACATATGCTGCACTGATTACTAAAATTAAAGATCGTAAATATATTGAAGAAAAAGATCATGATGGTAAAAAATATGATCAAAAAATATTTACATTAAAAAAAGTAGAAAAAATTATAGAAATTGTAGAAGAGAAAAAAGAGATAATATTAGGTAGAGAGAAAAAACGATTAACACCGACTACACTTGGTATGAATATCACAAAAATATTAATTGAATTATTTCCTACTTTTATGGATATTAATTTTACTGCTGAAACTGAGAAAGTATTAGATGAAATTGCTATGGGTAAAAAGAAAAAGTTACCAGTATTAACTGAGTATTGGAATTTGTTAAAAAATTATTTGGATAAATTATCTGCGATGGTGATTACAAAAGTTGGTCCAAATATGTTAGGCGAATATAATAAAGGTAAAATATATATAGTATCTACACGTTATGGAGATGCACTAAGATACGATTTAGGTAAAACCAAAAAGTATATTAATATAACAGATACTAATCTTACATTGGAAGAGGCAATTACGATTATTAGTAAAAACAAAACAGGTAAAGTTGTAGTAGAAGAAGAAAAAGGAACATTAATTGGTGAAGATGACAAAAATAATAAATATTATGAGACTGTTGCTAGATATGGACCTGTTATTAAAAAAACCAAAGATGAAGTAGATACAGTTGAATATAGAAATATTAAAGGTTGTAAAAAAGAAATTACAATGCAATTAGTATTATTGTTATTTACATATCCAAAAGAAATAACAAAAACAATTAGTCTTAACTATAATTTATTAAAAGATTCCTATTACTTAAAAGAAGATAAAAAGTGTATTAACTTTCCTAAAGATAACTTAGAATACACCAATGAAGAAATCTTAAATTATTGGAAAAGTAAAAATAAAATATAATTAATTTATAAAGTAATTATATGCCTAAAGAATATGAATATAGATTTAATTCATATAATAAAAATAACATACTTACAATACTAAAAGAATTAAAAGCAAAATATTTTGGTACATATAAATTTCAAGTTATGGTTTTTACAGATTCTAATAATAGTGAAAAATATATTCGTGTTAGAGATGAAGGATATCGTGTAACAATGACAGTTAAAAATAATTTAACTGATAATTTTCCAATAGAAAATGAAGTTATAATTAATAATTTTGATGAAGGAATAAAAATATTATTACAATTAAATTGTAAGAAAAAATATTATTATGAAAAATATAGAGAAATATGGAATTATAAAAATACTGAAATTATTTTTGATATGAACCCAGGTATTCCCGAATTAATGGAAGTTGAATCTAGTACAAAAAAAGAATTAGATAATGTTTGTAAAAAACTTGACCTAAATGTACATAATTATCAAACTTTTCCTAACACCGACATTTATTTAAATTTATTTGGTATTGTAATACCTAAAACATTAGATTTAACATTTAAGAACGCTAAAAAAGAATTAAAACCAACAAAAAATAAAGAAGAATTTACAAAATTAGTTACTAAACAACTCAAAGAATTTAATAAACTAAAATCATAAAACAAACCATTCATTAATACGACCTTTTCGTAAATAAGACTCATCAATATCATCCATTGATTTTTTAGGTTCATTTGATGTTAAAATTAATATAACATTTTCATAAAACATCATATCATCCATAAAACGATTAAATGTTATTTTATCATGAACAACTATTGGAATATTTTTATGAGGAACAATACCTTCTGTTATTTTACGTATCATAATATTTGCTTCATCTAATACAATAATTACAGGTATATTGGACGTTGGTTCTAAATCTCTAACTAGTTTAATCATTGTATCACCTGGATCTGTAGGATTAAATGTTCGACATAATCGACCATTCAATTCTTTTGCAAGTAAAAATCCAATCATACTTTTACCTGTACCAGGATCACCTGATATAAATACAGATGCACGTTTTTCTTTTTTATATAATGTATGAATTGATTCAATAATATTTTTTTGTTGAAAATCTGGATAATATTTATTCATATCGAATATTCTTTTTTCATAATAAAAATTATAATAATTTCCCATTCTTTCATAAATTGAAATATCAGAAGATGCATCTATTTTTATATTATTTAGTTCAATATTACTATTTTCTTTGATTTCATTTTCAATTAGTATTTTGAATATTTTGTTCGTAGTATACAAATGTAATTCTCTTTGTTGTTCTCTATCTGTAATTAAATCAGTATAGATACCACAATATTTCCATCCAATAAAAATACCAGTCGGTTTAATTTTACCAAATTCGTACATTGTTACCGTACTTGTTGTTGTTTTTTCTAATAGTTTAATAATTTCTGTTACTTTTACTGGATCATTTTTGATAACAAAATACCCATACCCAAATAATTTTAATATCAAAATTGGTATAACCCAAAAAATATTTATTACATGACCTAATATTGTTGAAAATAAACCTCCAATAATCATCCCTCCATATATTGAATTCATCATGATAATGTTGGTAATATATTTTTTAATATAATATATATTTATCATTGTAATATTTTATGTTTTCAATTTTATATGGATTACGTGAATTTATTAATTTATTTTAGATTTTCTCATTGAATTCATAAATTTAATATAATAGTATAAAAAAATATTTATAGAGAATAAATAATGAGTAATTCGAATAATCATTTATCTAAATTATTGACCTTTTTAAAACAACATAGAGTGGAAAGTGGGTCAGAGTCAACCCACACTTCACTTTACAACCCACTGGGTGTGTTTTTTATAGATGAAAAAGAAAATACTAAATTTTGCAGACTATACCGTAATGCATTAGAAGATAATGCTGAATTACATTTAACTGAAAAACACAAACCATATGGTCCAATAGTTGTTGACATTGACATGAAATATACTGAACTTGTCCATGATGATTCCTGTCGTATTTATTCAGGTATTGTAATAGAATTGGTTCGTGCGTATATTCAAGTGATTGAAAAATACTTAGTAGTTAAAGACGAAGATATGTTAGCATTTGTATTTGAAAAGAGTGCAGCTACCAAAAAAGAAAATGAATACAAAGATGGTATTCATATAATGTTCCCTAATATATGCGCTATTAATCAGTTACAACACATTATGAGAAAAGATTTTATAAATCAAGTCAATGCTCTTGATTTATTTAAAAAACTACCATTGACTAACGATGTAGAAGATATTGTGGATAAAGCAGTTGTAGAAGCGAATAATTGGTTAATGTATGGTAGTAAGAAACCTAAATCTAATAAATATGTTTTATCACGAATTTACAATAGAGATTTAGAACAACAAGATATCACCGACTACAGCCAAGGCGATTTATTAGAAATTTGTAGCATACGAAAATACGATGAACATAGATTAACACAATACAAAGAAGGCTATTCAACTGACGAAATTATAAGAAGATATGAAGATACACAAAAACCTAAAGCTGCAGAAGGTTGTAGCATGAATAAAACATCATCTGTTACTTTAGATGATCTAAGAAGAGTAAAAAATTTAGTTGGCTTATTAAATATATCTCGTGCAGATGATTATCAGAGTTGGGTACAGTTAGGATTTTGTTTATATAATATAGATACATCTCTATTAAATATCTGGATAGATTTTAGTAGACAGTCAAAAAAGTTTAAAGAAGGTGAATGTGAAAAATTATGGAATATTAATTTTCATAACAATGATTTTACAATAGCATCTTTATACAGATGGGCAAGAGAAGATAATAAAATTGCATTCATTAAATTTTTAGAATCAGAAGTATCTGAAATTATTAAACAAAGTATAAGATCACCATCATTTGGCACATCATATGATGCAGCAAAAGTTATATTTCAATTGCATCGTTTTGATTATGTATGTGCATCTTTAAAGCATAATGAATGGTATACATTTAGAGGGCATAGATGGGTACCAGAAGAACATGGTTATTCATTACATAATATTATTAATGAGAAAATATATGATGAATATTTAAAAGTGTCGAACTTATATCATCAAATGGCATTAAATGCATCTATCAAAGATAAAGAAAGTTTTACTGAATTACAAACCAAAACATCAAATTTTGCAACAAAATTACATACAATTAAATTTAAAAAAGAAATTATAGCTGAATGTGCTATTTTATTTTATGATCATACTTTTTTTAATAAATTAGATGAAAAACGTAATTTAATTAGTTTCGAAAATGGTGTATTGGATTTAGATACTATGACTTTTCGTGATGGTTATCCTGAAGATTATATTACATTTACTACTAAAATAAATTATATACCATATGATAGATATAATTCCAAAATAAATGAAGTTGAGAATTTCTTTGTGGATATTTTACCAGAAGAACATACACGAACGTATGTATTAAAATTTTTAGGTACTTGTTTACAAGGTCATGTACCTGATGAAAAATTTTATATTTGGACCGGTGTTGGTTCAAATGGTAAATCACTTACTATTAAATTATTATTAGATTCATTAGGTGATTATGGTACAATTATTCCTGTTTCATTATTAACACATAAACGTGCTGCATCCAATATTGCATCACCTGAATTAGCTAAATTAAAAGGCAAACGTTTTTGTGTATTTCAAGAACCTGAAAATAATGACAGTATTCAAGTAGGTCTAATGAAAGAATTAACTGGTAATGACAAAATCCAAGCTCGTGCATTATACGGTAATCCTATTGAATTTTATCCTCAGTTTAAGACTTTATTAGCTTGTAACAAACTACCTGAAATTCCTTCTACGGATGGTGGTACGTGGCGTCGTATTCGCGTAGTACCATTTGAGATGAGGTTCGTAAATGATTATGAAATGACAGAACCCAATGATCGTAAAAAAGATCCTGAATTACGTAGAAAAATGGAAACTTGGCATTCTGCATTTATGAGTGTTCTAGTAGAATATAATAAACGATTTAAGGAAGAAGGTAACTCAGAACCATTGAAAGTAAAAAATCAAACATTGTTATATCAACAAAAGAGTGACTTAATATTAGAATATATCAATGATAGATTGGAAGACTCACCTAACACTAAGATGATAGCTTCTGAATTATATGATGACTTCAAATTCTGGTGTACCGACAGTAAGAATATTAAAGTTGCATTTGATAGAAAAGGATTTGAGACAGAAATTGGTATTAAGAAAGAACCAATGGTAGATGGTAAATTCACAGGATTTAAAATTAAAGAAAAGGTTGTTAATATAATGGATCCAAATTAAATATCTAGATAAATAAATAATATATGTATATTAAATATGGAAGATAACACAACAACATTTATTTATATTTTTATTGTAATTATTGTTGTGTATTATATTACAACTCGTTATATTTGGTGTGAACAAGAAAATTTTGATCCCTCTTTAGTACCTGTTTCTTCAATTGTAACTTTGGCGAAAGTAGCACAAAAATTAGTAGATGGTAATGGTACTTTGACTAATCCTGGTAATTTTCAAGTACTAGGTAGTGTAATAACAAATGGTGTTTATCAATTAAATGATAGACAAGCACCTACTAATCAAAAATATATTGCATTACATAATGATAATAATGTATTAGGTATATTTTTTGGGAATAATAGTACTACACCTCCATCTGGTAATGATGCATTTCAATTTCAATCAGATGGAGGATTATATTTAGGTAATAAATCAGCTTCTACTGGTGGATATTTATATGCAGATGGTATAGATGGTCAATTAAGTATACGCACTACTGGAAATACATTAGGTATATTACGAACGGATACAGTAGTTGCATCGAATAATGTCAATGGAAGTGCTATTACAGTAAATGGAAACGTTAAAACAAATGTTATTAAAACATATGATACAAATGGCGTTTTAAATATAAGTAATCTAAATGGTGTTGCACAAGTAACAATGAATACTAATACAGGAGATATTAAAGCAAATGGTAATATTATAACTAATAGTTATATATCCGCTATAAATATACCTGCTGCATATTTAATAATTAATTCTGGTCATTTTCCAATTTTTACAAGTTATAGTAATACGACTATTACATTTAATTCGTGGGTTGTTACGAATATATTGGTATGTCCTGGATATTATGTAGTTACTTCTCCTGGTGGATATGGTTTTGACAACCGTACAGGTACTACGATGAAATATTCATCAGTACCAACAGCTGCATCTCCAATAAATTCATGGACATTGTATTCTGCAAGTAGTGGTACTAACACAATTTAATAATTATTTAATATAAATAATTATTAAATTAAAAATATATTATTATTATATGATAAATACAATAATAATATGTATATTAACATTAATTATAATTGGATATTATCTAATAACTAAACAAGAAAATTTTGATCCATCATTAATACCTATTTCTTCAATTGTGACTTTAGCAAAAGTTGCACAAAAAATTGTAGATAATAATGGTACTTTGATAAATCCAGGAAATTTAAATGTAACATTCAATATAATTACAAATATATTATATCAATTAAATAATAGAAATGCACCTAATAATAATATAAATATATCACTACAATTTGACCATGATATAAGTAATAATAATATATTAAGTATATGGTTTAATAATACAAGTAGTAATTTATCTCAATTTTCATTTAAATATGATGGTGGATTATATTTAGGTAATAAATCAAATACAACTAATATTGGTACTGGTGCATTTTTATCTTCATATAAACATACTGATGGATTATTTTATAATGGTCAATTAATTATTAATAATACTGCAAATAGTTCTAGTAGTGGAACTCTTCGAGTTAATCAGTTAGGTTTACCAAATTTACCATGTACTATTATAACAAATAATTTAAATGCCACTGGTAATGGATATACTGAACGTGTATGGTCAATATTATCTACAAATAATATATTACCAAATACTGGTAATTTAATACAAATTAATAAAACTAATACACCTGATACATCAGTTATAACATTTGATACAAGTAAAGGTAGTATTAATACCAATGGAATAATTAAATGTAATACTATTATGTCATTGCCACCATCATTTACACCTAATCCTAATGCGTGTACACCTATAACAGATCCACCTTCGATATGTACTACAATTAATACTATTCCTGGTGCATATATAATTTGTTTTAAAGGTGGTTTCGTGTCAATAAATGGAACATTAGTACAGAGTGGTGATGTATTTGCTGTTCCTATTTTTAGTAGTCAAACTTTTAATTCGATGAATTCATTTGGCACTGTAATTGTTGCACCAAAGTATAAATTATTAGTAACAGGAGTTACAATGGGACCATATGGACCATCTGGTATTCATCCATATACAATAGATAATACAAATGGTACTACAATGTTACATTCAAGAGATGGTTGTTGTACAATATTCGGTGCAAATTTATATTATAACGGTAATTTAATATAAATATATTATACATCAAACATTCGTAAATACTCCGTCAAATACTCTTCATAATCTTTTTCATAAAATATTAATTCTGATGGATTAATATTTTTTAAACATTCTTTAAAATATGATACACCATATGTTTGTATATATGCAATTACTATTTGTAATTGTTCTTGATTATATTCTATAATTTTACAATAATTTGGTAATTGTAATTTAATATTATCAAACGGTTGCATTTTTACATTATAATAAAATTGTGATGCTAATTCATAAATATCTTCTTTTGCTAATGTAAAATATATATGTTGTTTTTCTAATTTTGCACCATTCATTAAATCACATAGGTCACTAATATTATTCATATTATTTATTATTTGTTATTTATTATTTATTATTTATTATTTTACTTATCTTATCTTTTAAATCTTCAATTTTATGTATTTTAACCACAAAAATATGTATTAATAAATCGTCATAATGGTTTAATACATTATTTGGTATTTTACTTAATATATAATTTAATAAAAGATTTTCCATAAAATCATGACATGTTACTCCATAATGAAATCCTATAATACGTGTAATTAATACACCGATTGAATATATGAAAAAATCTTCACTATTTACATCATAATGAGGATACATTTCTGTATTACCAGTTGAAGATCGATCTTCGTGATAATATATTTCATCTAATCGAAATGTATTTTCCCAATCTATAAGATAAAATATATCATTATTTACTACTACATTTTCAAGTTTCACATCACAATGTATCATATTATATTTATCACGAATTAATATTGCTAAATCCAATATATTCAATATATTTTTTAATACAAACGTATATTCTAAATCTTGATTATCAAATAAATACATTTCGAATGGTGTATATTTAGGCATTATAATACCAATATTCATAGGTGTTACTAATGTAATATATTCATCTTGAATTACTTTTGATTTATTTATATTTATTTCATTACTATCAGAATTATCTAATACTTTACGACCAAAATTAATTATATTGGTTATTGCAGTATAGGGAAAAAATGATGGATGACTAAATTTGTTTTCTAAATATTGATTGATTAAATATATTTCTGAATCTAGATTATTACATTTTTCATTATTCAATTTATCGATATCATATTGAATAAATTTTATAACAAAATTATTATTAGAATGAATTAATCTTTTTTTATATGTTGGTATTTTATCTAATTCTAATATTTTATTACATATATCTTTAGCACAATCATTAGTAATAGTACTAAATTTAATGATTTCATGGTTGATATATAATTTAATACAATCCATATATTTAACTATTAATATAAATGAATATTTTAATAATAGTAATATATGATTAAATCAATTTTAGAGAAAAATATAATTTTGAATAAAATGGATACTTTTAAGAAAAATGTAAAAATTGCTCCTATTTGTACATTAATAAAAGTAATACCATTTTTATGTGCATGGGGTAACTTAATAATGTTACATACAGTTGAAGAAAAAATACCAAATATAAGTACCTTACCAAATAAAGATATATATATGCGAATGGGATTAATTAGTGATAATTATGATATTGTACGTTATTTAGTTTCTAAAAAATGTATGTCACCTGAAATATGTCTACGATACTATGTATGCGCAGGTGGTTCTGATATTAATATATATAATTTATTTGAT